GTGATATCATGGCTCGCTATAAGAATAAGATTGTTTATGATGCATCTACTGGTGAAATTAGAGATGATCGCAAACATATGGCTATGTTGGAAGATTTTTGGTTACCACGTCGTGAAGGCGGTAAAGGTACTGAAATCTCTACACTACCTGGTGGTGAAAACCTTGGTCAGATCGAAGACATCATCTATTTCCAAAAGAAATTATATCGTTCATTAAACGTACCAATGTCTCGTATGGAGACAGAGACTGGGTTCTCTCTTGGTCGTTCAAATGAAATCTCTCGTGATGAATTAAAGTTCAGCAAGTTTGTTCAGCGTCTACGCCGTAAGTTCTCTGACTTATTCTTACAAACTCTACGTACACAGTTAATCCTTAAAGGCATTATTTCCCGTGAAGATTGGGAAACAATGAAAGAAACCATTAAGATTGACTTCAGAAAAGATAACTACTTCTCTGAATTAAAAGAAGCTGAGATGCTACGTGAACGTATGCAGACACTACAATTAGTAGATCCATATGTTGGTAAGTATTACTCAGTTGAATGGGTTCGTAAGAACATCCTTCGTCAGACTGATGAAGAGATCGAAGAGATTAATGCTCAGATGGATGCTGAAGCTCCTCCTGCAGAGCCAGAAGGTGCTGATGGAGAAGTACAAACAGAAGTACCAGAAGCAACACCTGAAAACCCTCAGGCTCCACCGATCAACGGTGAAGTGCAACAATAACGCGTTGAAAAACGACATTTTATAAATATATTGAAAGAAGGCAATGATGAGTGATTTGGCTAATAACCTATTAGACGCTATAGCATCCGGTAACCAAGAACAAATGCAAGCTGCATTTGGGGATGCAATGAGTTCTAAGATTAATGATAGTCTTCAAGCAAGAAAGATTGAGCTAGCGCAGCGCATTTATGGTGATGCACTAGGATCTTCTTCTATTGACGATGCTAGTGATACAGATACAGATAACTCGGTAGCATCGGAAGATGGAACAGAAGAGGTTTAAAAGTTTAAGAAATTCGGCGATCATAAAACAATATGACGCTGGAGATATTCAGATCCAAGTGCAACAGCGCGTGGATCATTTTGACATCTATGTAGATGGTGTCAAGGTAGAAACATTTAAAACAAAAGATGCGGCTTTGAAAGTTGCTGAACAAGCAGCAAAAGGTATAGGAAACAAGTAAATGAAATTAATTCTAGAACGCATGGAATCAGATATCCAAGTCGTTACTGAAGCAAAACAGAACGGCACGAAGGACTTCTTCATTGAAGGTATCTTCATGATGGCTGACCAGCCAAATCGTAACAAGCGTGTCTACGAATCTAAAATCCTACAGCCAGCCGTAGAAAAATATATCGAACAACAAGTTAAAACAGGTCGTGCTGTTGGTGAATTGAATCACCCAGACGGTCCAACAATTAACTTAGACAAAGTTTCTCACTTAATCACAGATCTTCGTTTCGAAGGTGCTAATGTGATTGGTAAGGCAAAAATCCTAAACACTCCTATGGGTCAGATCGTAAAAGGTCTACTTGAAGGTGGTGTAAAATTAGGAGTATCATCTCGTGGTATGGGTAGTCTTGTGGAGAAAAACGGTGTTAACTATGTGAAGGATGACTTCCATTTAGCAACCGTAGATATCGTTCAAGATCCATCAGCACCAGCAGCTTTCGTTAACGGAATCATGGAAGGTGTAGATTGGATTTGCGAGAACGGTATTTTCAAACCGCAAGAAATTGAAAAGATTGAGACTGAAATTAAGAGAACACCTAAGGCTCAGCTTGCTGAAGCACAAGCACGTGTTTTCCAACATTTCCTCTCTAAACTTTAACACTAAGGAGTGATTTGAATGTCACAAAAAGATCTGAAAGATCAATTAGACGAAAAGCTTAGTGATGAACAATCCGTTGAAGTTTCTGAGGAAACTTTGGCTGAAGGTGATGCAGCTGGTTCTATTGCCCCAAAAGGCGATGCCAAATCTGCAGACTTCGGTCAAGGCGCTGACTTCCAAGACGACAAGAAGAAAACTCTTGCCGATCTAGGTGCAACAAAGACAGCTGAAGCACCAAAGACAAAAGCGGGTATCATTGCGTCGACAGTTGAAAAATTGTCAAGCTTGAAAAAAGAAGATCTTCAAGCGATCTATGACCAACTCTTCAATGAAGAGAATGTTACAGAAGAAAAAGATCCTGCAGTTGCGATTGACGTAACTGAAGACTTAGCTGCTTTGGTTGCATCTGATGCAAACTTATCAGAAGAATTTAAAGAGAAATCTGCAATTCTATTTGAAGCGGCATTAACTTCTCGCGTAGCAGTGGAAAAAGAAAAGCTAGAAGAACAGTATCAATCTAAATTAGACGAAGAAGTTCAAGCTATTCGTTCAGAACTAGTTGAGAAAATCGATGGTTATCTAAACTATGTTGTTGAACAGTGGATGGAAGAAAATGAATTAGCAGTTGAATCTGGCCTACGTGCTGAGATCGCTGAATCATTCATTGATTCTCTAAAGCAAGTGTTCGTTGAGCACTATGTTGAAGTTCCAGAAGGCAAGGCTGATCTAGTCGACGGTTTAGCTGCACAAGTTGAAGAACTTGAAGAACAATTACAAGCTGCTACTGAGAAATCAGTTGCTCTTGCAGAGTCAGTGGAAACATTAACTCGTGTTCAGATCGTTTCTGAAGCTGCTGAAGGCATGATTGCGACTGAAGCTGAAAAGCTAAAGTCACTTGTTGAAGGTATTGATTTTGAAGATGCAGAGTCTTTCGCTAAGAAAGTTTCTATCATCAAAGAATCACACTTTGCAACTAAAGCTGTAGGCGCTGCATCAATCACTGAAGAAGCTGATGATGGTCAACCAACTGAACAGCAAACATCTTCTCCACGTATGGCAGCTTACATGAGCGCCATCTCCCGTACTATCAAAAAATAAAGGAAAAACTTAAATGTTTTTATCAGAACAAGCTCAAAACAAATGGTCAGAAGTTTTAGACCATGCTGATCTACCAAAGATTAGCGATCCATACAAGCGTGCTGTTACAGCCGTTATTCTTGAGAACCAAGAAAAAGCTCTTCAAGAAGAGCGCGCACAAGCTGGTTTCCTAAGCGAAGCAGCTCACACAAACGCAACTGGTGCAAGCATCTCTAACTTCGACCCAATCTTAATTAGCTTGGTTCGTCGTTCTATGCCTAACCTAATCGCTTATGACATCGCTGGTGTTCAGCCAATGTCAGGTCCAACTGGCTTAATCTTCGCGATGAAGTCACGTTACAGCACACAAAGCGGTACAGAAGCGCTTTACAACGAAGCAGATACAGACTTCTCTTCTTCATCATTCAACGGTGGCTCAGCTACTAACAAGAATGGTACACACGGTGGTGATTCTTCATCTCTTCCAGGCACAGACACAACAGTTAACGCTGGTGGTTCTGGTACAACTGGTACTTCTGTTGCTGATACTGTTGCTGACCCATTCGGTGTTGGTGGTGGTATGACTACAGCTGAAGGTGAAGCGTTAGGTGATGCATCTACAAACAGCTTCGCACAAATGGCGTTCAGCATTGAAAAAGCTACAGTGACTGCAAAGACACGTGCTTTGAAAGCTGAATACACAATGGAATTGGCACAAGACTTGAAAGCAGTTCATGGTCTTGACGCTGAAACTGAATTGGCTAACATCCTTTCAGCAGAAATTCTTGCTGAAATCAACCGTGAAGTTATCCGTACGATCAACGTTAAAGCTAAGTTAGGTGCACAAACATCTAACGTTACTTCAGCTGGTGTGTTTGATCTTTCTACAGATGCTGACGGTCGTTGGTCAGTTGAAAAGTTCAAAGGTTTGATCGTTCAAATCGAACGTGAAGCTAACCAAATTGCTAAAGAAACTCGTCGTGGTAAAGGCAACTTCATCATCTGTTCATCAGATGTTGCAAGTGCTTTAGCTGCTTCAGGTATGTTAGTTTACAACCCAGCAATGTCAACAGACTTGCAAGTTGATGACACAGGCAACACATTTGCTGGTGTTCTAAACGGCAAGACAAAGGTTTACATCGATCCATATGCAACAGTTGACTATGTTACTGTTGGCTATCGCGGTACAAACCCATACGACGCTGGTATGTTCTACGCTCCATACGTTCCATTAACAATGGTTCGTGCAGTTGATCAAGGTACATTCCAACCTAAGATCGGTTTCAAGACACGTTACGGCATGATTGCTAACCCATTCTCTAACCCAGGTTCTGCACCAGTTAGCGATACAGGTTTAAACCGTACAAACGTTTACTTCCGTATCTTCAAGGTTTCTGGCCTTTTAGCTGCAGC